CCAAAAGAAAACAAATTCGCAAGATTCCAAAAGGGCGTGGGGTAATTGGATCGGGCGACAAAATATGCTGAAAGCGTGGTAATTGGTGATGTAGTAGCGGGAAAGCCTCACATTCAAGCATGCCAAAGACATCTTAACGAGCGCGAAACCTGCATGACGCTGAAGGCCCAGCTCGCTGCGATTCCGAAGAAGCCGAAGGAGCAGCGGGTGGGCAATAAATTCCAGAAGTTCAAGGTGATGTAATGACGGATCGCTGCACCGAGTACGCCCGGGCAGTTGTCGAAGGCAGAGTCGGTCGTCGGGTCGGCGAGCTGGAAATCCTCGCGGCGCAGCGTCACCTGAGAGACCTGGAAAGGCAAAACACACCCGATTTTCCGTACTACTACGACCAGAAAAAGGCCGCGGAAATCATCGAGTACGCCGAAACCCTGACCATTGTGGAAGGGTATGAGCGGCGACCATTGCGGCTTTTTGGCTTTCAGGACTTTATTCTGGGTTCCCTCTTTGGATGGCGGAATGCCGACGGATACCGTCGCTTCCGCCTTTCGTATTGCGAGATGGCACGCCAGAACGGTAAGTCCTTCATCAACGGCATCAACGGCAGTTATATCGGCAACTTTGCGGGGTACCGGAAAGGCCAGCTTTACCTTGTGGCCACGAAGCAGGACCAGGCGCGGGTTGTGTACGACTCCATGAAGCAGTTCATCGAGGCGGACCCGGACCTTATGGAGCTCTTTGACATCAAGGACTACCGCTCGGAGATCATCTGTAAGCTGACGGACTGCCGCATTCGTGCGCTCTCCCGCGACACGAAGCGGATTGACGGTTTTCGCCCGATTTTCGGCTCCGTGGACGAATACCACGCCCATGAGACCAACCAGATGTACAAGCTGCTCGAAGGCGGCACGGGCAACCTGCCCGAGACGCTCATCAGCATCATCACCACTGCGGGCTTCGATTTGAACAGCCCTTGCTACGAGATGCATCGCATCGGAGAGCAGATACTGCGCGGGACATTTTGCAAGGAAACCCAGTTCGTCATGATCTTCTCCCTGAATAAGGGCGATGACATCTGGGATCCGCTGAACTGGGCCAAGGCCAACCCGTTGATCTGCGCCACGCCGGAAGGTGTTGAGCGCATGAAGGACATCGCGGAAACGGCCAGGCTTGCCGGCGGCAACGAGCTGCGGGACTTCCTTACCAAGAGACTGAATATCTGGGGCCAGGGCGGCGAGAACCGCTTTGTCAGTGAGGAGGACGTCCTCCGCTGCAGGAGCAAGCGTACCCTGGCCAGCTTCGAAGGCTTTGCCTGCTATGCCGGTATTGACCTTTCCAGCGGCGGCGACTTGACAACACTTAATATCGAGATCCCGTTCGTGGAAGGCGACCGGCAGAAGTATTACTTCTGGTCGCACTCCTTCATGCCCCGCGGACGGATGATGGAACACATCAAAACGGACTCCGCGCCGTATGACATGTGGGAGAAGGACGGTCTGATCACCGTCACCGGCGGCGCGGGTGACTTCAAAAACGACTACGGGTTCATCATCAAGACGCTTCGGGAGACCATCGAGCGATACGGACTCATTCTTCAGGGCATCGGGTACGACCCGCACAACGCGGACGGGTTCCTGGCAGACCTTGAGACCTTCGGCTGTCCGGTAACCGCGATTACACAGTCTGCCCGAAACCTTAACGACGCGACGCAGGACCTCCAGCTGCTGATCAAACAGGGCGACGTGGAGTTCGACGAACGCAACGCACTGCTGATCTGGTCGCTGGTGAACGCCAATGTGGTGGCGAACAGCTTCGGCGAGATCAAGGTCGACAAGGAGCCGGGCAAGAGGACCCGCCGCATTGACCCTGTGGACGCGGCCATCGATGCGCACGTCCTTGCGATGAAACCGAAGAAGAAGGTTGACCTGAACAAAGCCGCAGAGCGGTATCTAAAACTTATGGGCTGGAGTGATGACAATTGAGTGTACTTAAGACCGCATGGCAGCGGATTAAACATGCTTTCACCGGGAAGTCCGCCACCACTCTGGATAACTGGCGCGACCTTGCGGAGTTCCTTGGCATCGGCGACGTGCCGAAAAAAGCCCTGTCTGAAGCGACATACTTTGCATGCCTCAAGGTGTTGAGTGAAAGCATCGGAAAGATGCCGCTCAAACTGCAAAAGCACGTGAAAGATGTGGGCGTCGTCAAAATGTACGACCATCCGCTGTATCACATTGTGGGCACGCGCCCGAACCCGTACATGACGGCCACGCATTTCTGGTCCACAGTGGAGTACAACCGCAACCACTACGGCAACGCCTATGTCTGGATCCAGGGCGCAGGCACTAAAACGCGGCTATGGGTCTTGCCGTCGAACAGCGTCCAGGTCTGGATCGACGACAAGGGGCTATGGGGCGCAAAAAACGCGATCTGGTATCTGCTCAGCACCTCAGAAGGCATCGTGAAGATCTCTCACGACAGCATGCTGCACTTCAGGACGTCTTCGTCCTTTGACGGCATCATGGGCAAACCTGTTCGGGACATCCTGCAGGAGACCATCGACGGAAATCTTTCCGCCCAGCAGATGCTCAACAGGTCCTATAAGAGCAACTTCTCCGGTAAAGCGGTACTCCAGTACACCGGTGAAATGTCTCCGGAAAATGAACAGGCTTTCGCGAAGCGGATTGAAGACTTTGTTAACGGCAAGAACGGCCAGAAAAACATCATCCCGATGATGTTCGGCACGCAGCTGGTGCCCATCAATACGAAGCTCGCTGATAACGAGTTCCTCGGACTGAAAAAGTATTCGGCGTTGCAGATTGCCGCGGCGTTTGGTATCAAGCCTAATCAGATCAACGACTATGAAAAGGCAAGCTACGCTTCGGCGGAAGCTCAGCAGCTGGCTTTTTACGTGGACACGCTGCTTTACATCCTGAAGCAGTACGAGGAGGAGATCACCCACAAGCTGCTGGCGGAGGAAGAAATCAAAGCAGGGTGCTATTTCAAGTTCAATGTGAGTGCGATTCTGCGGGCAGATCAGAAAACCCAACTGGAAAGCCTCCGAACCGCCGTGCAGGCCGGCATCTACACACCCAACGAAGCGCGGGAGTACCTGGACAAAGAAGGCAGGGCCGGAGGGGACAGGCTGTTGGTCAACGGCAACATGATCCCTGTTGAAATGGCCGGCGCGGCATATACGAGAGGGGGTGAAAGAAGTGAAGAGTGAGCTGAAAAACAACGTAATCCAGAAATCGGCGCAGATTACCGGAGCAACGGTTACCGCTCAGGACCTGCAGCTGATTAACCAGTATGCCATCCGGGAACTGACGGCAGAAGAAGTTTTCGTGTTCCGGGTGGCGATGTGTGACAACGAGATCGACCGGACTTTTGAGGTGTTTCCCACGGATACTCTGCGCGAGATGGCGGCGCTGTACAAAGGCAAAACCGTCATCGCGAACCACGACTGGGAAACCGAGAATCAGGTGGCGAGGATCTTCGACACCGAAATCAATGAGGACCCAGGCAGGCAGACAGGCAACGGCGAGACTTTCGCGCAGCTGGTGGCGCGCTGCTACATGCTGAGGACGGAGAGCAACAGGGACCTGATCGCCGAGATCGAGGCAGGCATCAAGAAAGAGGTCTCCGTCGGCTGCTCCATCCGGTCGGTGGTGTGCTCGATCTGCGGCGCGGACAACCGAAAAGTCTGGTGCGAGCACTACAATGGAAAGGAATACGATGGGAAGCTCTGTTATTTCAAGCTGATGGGCGCGAGGGATGCCTATGAGCTTTCGTTTGTAGCTGTGCCCGCACAGAGAGAAGCAGGCGTCATCAAATCGTATGGCGCAGAGAAACCGGAGGACCAGTCGGACGAAATGCCGACACAGAAACAGGACGAGTCCGGGAAAGAACCGGACGAGAAACCCATTATGGAAGCGGATGTGAGGATCAAAATCGCAGACGCTTTTCTTTTTGCCCAAAAACACAAAACTCAGGAGGAACATTAACGAATGAACAAGGAAATGCGTGACATTCTGGCCGCAATTGAGGCTAAGACTGCCGAAGCAAAGACGGCCCTGGCAGCCGGTGAAACCGAGAAGTCGGCCGGCATCATGAGTGAGGTCGAAGACCTCCAGAAACAGTACGATCTTGCCAAGAAGATCTTCGAGGCGGAGCAGAAGTTCGCCGGTGATCCCGAAAAGGGCAAGACTCAGGAGCCCGAAACCGAGCCCGAGAAGGACAGTGTGAAGGCGTTCGCCGACGCCGCCCGCAAACGGTTCAAGACCATGTCTGTAGGCGAGGACGATGAAGGCGGCTACACCGTACCGCAGGACATTCAGACGCGAATCAATCAGTACCGCGACGCAACCTTCAACCTTCGCCAGCTGGTCCGCGTGGAGACCGTTACCGCTCCCACCGGCATCCGAATTTTCCAGGTGAAGGGCTCGCAGGCGGCGTGGACCTCCATCGGCGAAGGCACCGCAATCGGCGTCAAGAACACGCCCACCTTCGAACGCGCAACCTACAGCATCAAGAAGTACGGTGGTATCTTCCCCGTTACCAACGAGCTTCTGAAGGACTCCGACGCGAACATCACCAGAGTACTCACCGAATGGATCGGCGACGGCTCCCGCGTCACCGGCAACAGCCTGATTCTCACCGCCATCGCCACGAAGTCTCAGACCAACCTGGCAGACCTTGAGGGCATCAAGAAAGCGCTGATCAAGACCCTTGGCCAGGCGTACATGCCGACCTCTTCCATCGTAACCAACGATGATGGTCTGCTGTATCTCTCCACGCTCCAGGATGGTAACGGCCGTGACCTGCTTAGCCCGGACCCCTTCCGCCCGATGGAACTGTGGCTGTCCGTCGGCGCCGTCAGGGTTCCCATCAAGGTCATTCCCAACAGCGTCCTGGCGACGTCCAACAACAAGGTTCCGTTCATCATCGGTGACCTCAAGGAAGGCATCTGGTTCTTCGACTACAACCAGACCGCCATCGTTGCCAGCAACACCGCCCTTGTCGGTTCCGGTGAGAACATTCTCAACGCCTTCGAGCAGGACCTCACGCTGTTCCGCGCCCTGGAGCGCGAGGACGTCGTCGTTCGCGACGCGAACGCCTTCGTGAACGGCTACATCACCGTCTCGGCATAAGGAGGGGCAGCAATGCATGTAACCAAAAACTACAGCACGGATGGAGGCGATCGGTGGGTAATCGGCGGCACACTTGAAATTGCCGCCGATGCAGCCATCGTCGATCCCGAGAACAAGATCAAAGGTGCGGACGGTGCTGACGGTGCTGACGCACCTTGGGTCGACATTTCGCTCCCATGCCTCATCATCCCCGCCTATGTAACAGGCAAGCCTATCGCCGGCAGTGCGGAGATCGATGTCAAGACGTACATCGGCGCGGTCGAGAAGGAATCGACTGTGACGGCGACTTCGGACGATGAAGGTATTACCGCCGATGCGGGAAATCCTGAGGATCCGGAAAACGCGGAAGTCACCTTGCTGCTATCCCGGACACAGGTGACCTGGACGGACGCGATCACCGAAACCCACGGCATGCTCGCGCTGAGCATCGAGATCGCTGACGGCCCGCAGGAGCCGCTTGTGCGGTATATCCCGTGGATTGTTGTCCCGACGGCAGAGCCTGAGCCCGAATCCGACGGCTAATGCCCATGATGAGGAGGTAAATCATGCTCGATGCGGTTAAGCGGGCCATTGGCCTGAAGTCAGACTATTTTAACGAGGAACTGACAACGCTCATCGAGGCGGGGAAGAGCGATCTGAGACTCGCCGGCGTTACGCGCATCGAGGTTGACGATCCGCTCATCATCACCGCCATCACCTGTTACTGCCAGGCGAACCGGGGCACAGACGCGGAAAACCGTGCGAAGTTTCTCCAGCTCTACAAGATGCAAAAAATCAACCTCATGAGAGCAGGTGAGTACTGTGACTCTGAATGACGTTGCGACGCTCATCCAGCGCACGGACACCATCGACGAGGACGGTTTTATCGTTCCGACGGAAGTGCGGACGGAGGTTCCTGTAGAGGTCAGGTCGGTGACCAGGGCGGAGTTTTACGAGGCGAAGAAGGCGGGGGTTGCGCTGACCACCGCCTTCGTTATGTGGGCCTGCGACTATGACGGACAGCCTCTGATTGAGCACGACGGAGTCTTGTATGCTGTGGAGCGTACCTACTCCGGGAAGCGGTCGGCAGCAGCCGCCCGCGGCGCTGTTCGGGACATGGAAATCGAATTGTACTGTTCGGAGGTGGACCTGTGAGTGTCAACGCAAAGCTGATCGCGGTGTTGTCGGGCATCGCGCCTACCGCGCCGGGCGTGTACACGGGCGACGAGCCGAAGTACATCGTCTTCACCTACACCCTCACAGGCGCCATGTACGCTGACAACGTGCCCCAGTGCCTGCAGTACCTGATTCAGGTGCATTACTTCTGTCCCACGGGCGAGAACAGCCTCGCGGATCGGGAGCGCATCATGCAGTCATTGTACGAGGCCGGGTTCGGCTGGCCATCCGAAGACGACGCCACAGATGGCAACGGCCAGCATTACGTGTATGACTGCACGTATCTGGAGGGGTTGAATCGTGGCTAAGTTCGTTGCGACCGGGCTGTCTGGTTTGATGCTCTCGCTGGAGGAGCTGGCGAAGCTGCCGGATGAGGTCATTGGCGAAATGCTCATGGCAGAGGGCAGGGTCGTTGAGCGGTACCAGAAGCTGGAAATCGACAAGCTGAAGCTGGTGGACAAGGGCAGGCTGAAAGCGTCAATCCAGCTCGACCCGAAGTACCGGATCACGAAAAACGGCAAGGAGTACTACATCAACGTGTACCCCCGTGGCGAGCACCATATTTACCAGGGACGCCGGAAAACCAAAGCATACAAGCGAAGCAAAAGCGGCCGGACCTACAGCTACGGTGGCGGGGCGAAGATCGCGACAGCCCAGGACGTGGGTTTTGTTCACGAGTTCGGCGCTAAGGGACGCGGCATCAAGGCATCCAACTGGATGTTGACCGCGAACCAGAGAGCCGAAGCCGAGGCAGTGTCTGCCGCCGAAAAGGTTCTCAACGACTATTTGGATAAACTTGGACTATAAAGCAAAGGAGAAAAGACACAATGGCATCCATTGGACTTGCATACCCCGTATTCGCAAAAATTACCGGGGAAACCGCATCCGCACTTCCCACCTACGCTGCCGGCATTACGCTGGGCGCGGCGGTGAAGGCGGATCTTACCATCACCAACGCAACCGGTCAGCTGTACGCTGACAATCAGCTCATCGAGGACGTCTCCGAGTTCGCAAACGCGGCGATCGCGCTGGAGACGGACAACCTCACCCTGACCACTCAGGCTGCGATCTTCGGTGCAACGCTGGTCGGCGGCGAGCTGGGCTTCGGCGCGGATGACGTCGCCCCCTTCGGCGGATTCGGCTACTACCAGGTGCTGATGATCAACGGCGTCAAAAAGTTCCGCGCATTCTACTATCCGAAGGTCAAGGCGAAGTTTGAGACCGAAACCGCCTCCACCAAGAGCGGATCCATCACCTTCGGCAACGCTGCCATCGCCCTGACTGTGGTCAAGCCCAAGTTCGGCAAGTGGCGCTACGTGAAAGAGTTCGACACCGAGGAAGCCGCGAAGGGATACATCGACACGAAGCTCGCTGTCTCTGTGTGGCACGAAATCAACGTGCAGGTGAACGGCGCGGCCAGCAACGAAGGCGCATCCCCCGTGGGCATCACGATGGTCGCAAACGGCGAAGACTTTACCCTGACCATCACCGGCACGCCGGCTGCGCTGTACGACAACGGCGAGGATGTAAATGCGTCCATCACTGGCGGCGCGTATGCGCTGACGAACGTCACCACTGCGCATAACATCGCGGTGATCTTCTAATGAGCGGCGGGGCAACTCCCGCCGCTTCTCTTTGAATGAGGGAATGCGATGAAAAGTGTAAAGATAACCCTGGGTGGTCGTGAGTACTACCTGCTGTTCAATGGTGAGGCGATGTTCCGGCTGCAGGACCTGTACGGCGAGAAGCCAATCTTTGAAGTCCTCGCGCCTAACGACAGGACGGCCTTCGGAGAACTGTGCAAGGTTCTGGCTATCCTGGCTGAGCAGGGCGAGCTTGCGCGGCGCCAGCTGGGCTACGACAAAGGTCCGATGCTGACAGAGGAACAGGTGCGGGCGTTGATTACCCCAATTGAGGTCCTCTCACTGAAGATGGAGGTGTTCAAGGCCGTGGCACGCGGCTATGGCCGCGAGATCGAGGACACGAGCGGAGCGGTGGACCTTGTCCTGGCTGAACTCGAAAAAAAAGAGGAGCCCGCTTAACGCGGGCGCACTATTACAAAATGGCAACAGTATGCGGCATTTCCCCGCGGGAAAGTTTGATGATGCCCCCCGGGGAAGTGTTTGACCTGTTCGAGCTGGAACGGGAAGCGTTGAACGCTGCAAACAGGAGGACTCATGGCTAAGAGAACGATTGCGACCAGGCTCGTCGTTGAGGGCGTTGACGAGTATAAGCGCTCGGTCAAAGACGCCAGCGCGGAAATCAAACAGTATAAGTCTGCGCTGGAGCTGGTAGAAAACCAGTATAAGGAAAACGCGAACAGCCTTGAGGCCCTGTCGAAGAAGAACCAAGCGCTGAACGACCTGATCAAAAAGCAGGAGAATAGCGTAAGGCTTCTGGCCGAGGCTGTTAAGAGCGCGGAAGCGGCACAGTCTGCGTACGCTTCGAAGATTGAGGACGTTAAGGCAAAACTCGCCGCAGCACAGGAGGAGCAGAGGCAGCTTGGCGAGCGCACGGACGAAAACGCTGCCGCATACGACGAGATCACCAAAAAGATCAGTGAGTACCAGCAGGAACTTGCGCGGCTGGAGGCTGGGCACACGAAGGCGAAAGACAGCGCAACGAAGTGGCAGACGCAGCTGAA